TGGCAAGGGGCATCTGGAGTGTTCCATCCAGTTCTTACAGAGGCCGTTGTTAGGTTTCAGGCACAGGCAATGGGCGAATTATTCCCTGCGTCTGGGCCAGTAAGAACCAAGATTATGGGTAAATTAACTCCAGAAAAGACAGATCAAGCTGACAGAATCCAGACAGAAATGAATTATCTTCTGACTGAAGAGATGACGGAATATCGTGATGAGACAGAACAAATGCTTTTTAAGCTGCCTCTTGCAGGCTCTGCTTTCAAAAAGGTTTACTATGATCCGTTAGAGGATAGACCTGTAGCTATGTTTGTTCCCGCAGAGGACTTTGTTGTTTCATATGGTGCATCAGATCTAGCTTCCTGCCCTAGATACACACATATTATGAAAAAGACGGCTAACGAAATTCTAGAGCTGCAAGTCGCAGGATTCTACAGGGAAGTAGAATTACCAGAACCTGAACCAGATTTTTCTGATATTCAAGAAAAGTATGATGAGCTTGATGGTGAGAGCGCAGTTATAGAAGACGATGATCGTCATACGATTCTTGAGATGCACGTTACCATGAATATGCCAGAGGAGTTTGATGATCCAGATGGTATAGCACGTCCTTATGTTATTACTATAGACAAGACCTCTCGTGAGATATTAGCCATTAGAAGAAATTGGTATGAGAATGACAAAAAGAAAAAGAAACGACTACACTTCGTACATTATAGATACCTTCCTGGCTTGGGTTTCTACGGTACGGGTCTTATACATCTTATTGGTGGATTGGCTAAGTCGGCAACTTCGATTCTTCGTCAACTTATTGATGCGGGTACATTATCTAATTTGCCTGCGGGTCTTAAAGCTCGCGGTCTCCGCATTAAAGGTGACGACACCCCTCTTATGCCAGGTGAGTTCAGGGACGTTGATGTTCCAGGTGGTGCGATACGGGATTCAATTACGTTCATCCCTTACAAAGAGCCATCAGGAGTTCTCTACTCGTTACTTGGCAATATTGTCGAAGAAGGACGCAGGATAGGTTCTGTTGCGGATATACAGGTTGGAGACATGAATGCTCAAGCACCTGTGGGTACAACACTTGCGTTACTTGAGCGTAGCATGAAAGTTATGTCTGGTGTACAGGCTCGCATGCATGCAGCTATGAAAAACGAACTACGTTTATTAGCCCGCATTATACGCGATTACATGCCCGCAGAGTACGCTTATGAGATGGATGGTGACTTTGATAGGCAAAGGGACTTTGACGCACGAGTGGACGTCATACCTGTCTCAGATCCTAATGCTGCAACAATGTCACAAAGGATTATGCAGTATCAGGCGGCGTTGCAGCTTTCTCAACAGGCCCCCCAACTATACGACATGGGAAAGCTGCATCGTCAGATGTTAGAGGTGTTGGGAATACAGGATGCAAGCGACATCATCAAATTACCTGATGACATAAAGCCTGCTGATCCTGTTACAGAAAACATGATGTTACTCAAACAAGAACCAGTCAAGGCGTTTAAATATCAAGATCACGAGGCACACATCTCCGTACATATGGCAGCTATGCAAGATCCTAAACTAAGAGAACTTGTAGGACAGTCACCGTTTGCAAAAGCTATAGGTAACGCCATGGCAGCACACGTCACAGAGCATGTTGCTTTTCAATACAGACGTGAGATTGAGAAGACGCTTGGTGTCGAGATGCCGAATGAGGATAAACCTCTGCCAGAAGATGTAGAAGCAGAAGTTTCAAGACTCGCGAAAGAGGCAGCAGAAAAACTACTACAGAAAAATCAAGGAGAAGCTCAACAAGAGCAGATTCAGCAACAACAGCAAGATCCTGTTGTACAAATGCAACAGATGGAACTGCAAATGAAGCAACAAGAGCTACAACATAAAATGCAGATGGACGCAGCTAAATTAAAACTAGATGCTGAACGTATTGCTGCCGAGAATCAACGTGAGGGTGCACGTCTCGGTGTCAGGCTCGCTACTGATCTAGATAAGTCACAACGTGAAGATCAGAAAGAGGGCGCAAAACTGGGGATTGAAATAGCGAAGGAGCTTACAAAAGGGGATGGCTGACACTTACTTCACGCTAATACAGCGTAAGATTGACGAGTACGAAGAAGATATAAAGACATATCTAGCGTCTGGTCAAGCCGAAGACATGGAGAAGTATAATCGTATTGTAGGACGATATGAGGCGCTTCAATATGTCAAACAAGATATAAACGATATAGAAAAGAGATATATTGAAGAATGATATCTTTTAATGTAACGTATCACACATAGAGATTTCGTGGGGTGTCCACGCAAGGTGACTGTGAACCTTTAAATCACTGCAAGGTATTGGAATGTATACAGGAAATAAAGAAACAGAAGAGAAAGTAGCCTCTAAATTACCAGAACCACAAGGATATAAGATCCTCATTGGTGTACCAGAAGTCAGCGACAAAACCGAAGGTGGCGTATTTATGCCAGACGGCCTCAAGGCCGCAGAAGAAACCGCTTCAATTATCGGTTTTGCTATGAAGCTAGGCCCAGATGCCTACGCGGATAAAGACAAATTCCCACATGGCCCGTATTGTAAAGAAGGTGACTTTGTTATCTTCCGTTCCTATTCGGGCACTCGATTTAAGATACATGGGAAAGAGTTTAGACTTATTAACGACGATACTGTTGAGGCAGTAGTAGAAGATCCAAGGGGGTACACAAGGATATGAATAACGCGGTAGGACAAGAAGTAGAATTTGAAGAAGAAACAGTAGCAGAAGCTATTGAATCTGCAAAAACTGAAACAGAACAAGAAGATGATGGCTTTGAAATAGAAGTTGTCGATGACACACCTGAAGAAGATAAAGGTAAACCTCGCCGTGCTGAAGACGCTGAACCACAAGTTCCAAGCGATGATGAGGTTGAGAAATACAGTGAAGGTGTTCAGAAACGTATCAAACAGTTAAAGTTTGAGTTTCATGAAGAACGTCGTCGCAAAGAAGAAGCGGCGAGACTTCAAGATGAAGCACTGCGGTATGCAGAGCAGATGCAGGAAGAGAACGAGCATTTACGCAAAACATTAGAAGAAGGCGAGGGTGTTCTTGTTAATCAGGCTAAAGGTCGTGTAACAGCAGAGATCGATAAAGCCAAAATTGCTTATAAAACCGCGTATGAGTCTGGAGATCCAGATGCTCTTATAGAAGCACAAGCAAAATTATCTGAGTTACAGGTAGAGAAGTCTAGATACGATAATTACAGACCACAACCTAGACCTGAACCAGAGCCTGAGCCTCTGTATGAGCAAGAAAATATAGAGCCTCCGAAGCCCAGTGAGATGGGTATGAAGTGGGCAGAAAAGAATACTTGGTTTCAAAATGACCCTGAAATGACAGGGTACGCATTTGGCGTTCACGAAAAACTTATTAAAAGTGGTGTTGCGCCAGACACAGAAGAGTACTATAGTAAGATTGACGACGCGGTTCGCCGTGTCTTCCCAGATAAGTTTGATGATGGGCCTATTATTGAGGAATCCGCACCCCAACGTCAGACTGGCAACGTGGTTGCCCCTGCTGCTAGAAGCGGCAAAAAACCACGCAAAGTGCAACTGACCTCAACGCAAGTCTCTCTCGCCAAGAGGCTTGGTCTGTCAAATGAACAATATGCGGCGCAATTAATGAAGGATAT